GTGTGTTCTTTTCTTCTGAACGCTTCATCAGTCGCTGAAATGTCTTCTTCAACAGGTTGATTTTCGACATTACCTTGACTTTGGGCATCATCGTTTGCATCTCCTTCAGCAGGTTTATCTTCGGTAGATTCTCCTCCTTCATCGGACTCGTTGCTTTTAGCTTCTGGTTGAGTATTTTGTTTTTCATTAGATTCCTCCTTATCATAGTCATCGTGAGCTGATGGTCCAGATTCTGCATCAGTATTAGGTTGATTTTCTTCACCTGTTTCACCACCTTCTGGTTTTTGTGGCTCAGGTTGTTGTATAAGTTCTGGTGTATTTTCTTTAGTATAAGCAAGAATGTCTCTAACCAATTCAGTAACCTGTTCAAAGGTTTCAGTTTTCATTGCTCTATTATAAAATACCATTTCTTCTGCACTAAATGGTACATCAAGTAGATTACCAACTTTAGCTTTTAGATTAATTTTGTCGATTAGTTTAACATTATCCCAATCAGTATCCAAAAGGTCCTCTCCAAAGAATCCATCTTCGAATAATTTTTTGTAACCTCTGGACATAGGACCGATTAAACCAGCATAATTCTGTTTAATGTGTCTTTCAATTCTTGCGTCTTCGATAACATTAATATATGTTCTAGGGCAACCCTCTAATTTTTCAGGGCTGTCATGCCATCCTTCGAATGGAGTGTATAATGCGTGACCAACTTCGTGACCAATTAAAAGGTCAGTAACATCGTTACCCATATCTTTCCATTGAGGTAATCCTAAAACTCTGTCTTTGATATCGAACCAAGCTGTGTGATAGTTACCATATTGAACAGTAATATCTTCTTTGGCTAATAATTTGGCTAGTGTAGTTTTATGATTCATATTACTCTTCTCCCCACACGATCATTAATGTAATGTTTATTGTTATAATTATTATTCCGATTGTACTCATATTAACTCCTTATCAATTGAATATGGTACTATTATACTCTATCTATAGGAGAATGTAAACCTTTTTTTTAAAAAAACTGAAATTGTAACATGAATGTAACACAAATGTAACATGCCTGTAACAAATCTGTGATTTGGTGGAGCGTGTGGTTCTGCCCCACAGTATTTCCTATTGCAAGTAGGAAATTGGCCCTAGCCGCGCCCCTACTTAATCTTTGAAAAATTCTTTTGTTTAAAGAACTCTATTTTTGACCTAAACTTATTCTCTAATATTTCTCCTTTATGGGATATAATAAAGACATTTGTACCATCTTCTAGCGTGGTTAGAATTTTGGTTAAGTTTTCGATACCATCGTGGTCCAAAGAACTGTCAAAGGTTTCATCGAGTATCAGCAGATTTGTTGCTGCACTATTCTTGAGTTTAGCTATTTGCCTCCAAGTAAACAACAATGATAAATCGATTCTTTGTTTTTCGCCTTCACTAAATGAGGCGTAGTTAAATGAATCACGATGGCGTGACCTAATGGTTTCATTGAAGTTTTCATCTAAGTGAAACGCTACAAAGAAATCCAAAATCTGTAGATATTGATTGATTAACCTATTCATAACAGGTAAATATTGTTTGATAACTTTGGTTTTGATACCAGTATCTTTTAACATTTCTCCTATTACTTCATTGTAGGTTCTTTCTTCAACATACTGTAATTTGTTTTCAGTTGATTTTTGCTTACCTCTCCTCATTGTAGATAATTCTTTTTTGGCCTGGCCTGAATCACCTGATTGAGAAGTGAGTGTATTAATCTCTTTTTGGATTTTATCTATTTCTTTTTGTAAGAGAGCAATCTTATCATTGTTTGAATTTATTCTATTCTGCCTTTGTCTAAGTTCATTAAGATGGTTCGCGATAGTTCTGCCTTCCTGCTCAGTAGTTTTAATCTCTTTTCTAAGTCCTTGCATTTCCTCTTGAACATCAGAAGCTGAAATTTTAATTTTAGATATTTTATCATTCTTTATATCCTCTGTTATTTCTTGGTCACATGTAGGACAGTTATCATTTTCTTCATAAAACCTAGCATCGCCTACAAGTGTTTTGATTTTATCGTTTAGAGTTTTATCCATTGATTTAACTTCGGACATTTTCTCTACATGATGCTTATGGTTCCTTTCTTCTTCGGAAATAAGTACTGATAAATTTTTACCTAAATCCTTTGAATCTCTAAATATCTCATCAATATCATTTTTATGTGTTTCAATAGAATCTCTTTTACCTTCTATTTGGTCCTGGTTTAGAGCTTCTAAATTATTAATGTATTTGGTTTGTGAATCAATCTTAGTATTAAGTAAATCAATCTGATGGTTAATATCAGTTAACTGGTCTCTAATAACTGAATTACGCTCTTTCAGTAGTGTATTCATTTTAGAGAATATATTAATATCCAATAAATCTTCTATCACTGCTCTTCTTGACCAAGCTGGTAATTGCATAAATGGTATAAAGGAACTACTTCCTAATACTACAACCTGATGGAATGATTTATGATTGAGTTTTAAAATATTTGTTTCAAGGTATTTTTGGTAATCACGCATATTAGATGCTTGATTGGTCATATTACCATTCTGCCATATTTCAAATCTGTTAGGTTTAATACCACGAACGATTTTAAAATCCTGGTCACCTACAGTGAATTCAACTTCAACAACGGTTCTCTTATTATTAATAGAGTTAACCAATTGCATTTTGCCAATGTCACGGTGTGGTTTTCCAAAGAGTCCAAATGATAGAGCATCAAGTAAAGTTGATTTCCCTGCTCCATTTTGGCCTACGATGAGTGTTGATGGGGTCCTATCTAATTGAATCGTGATAGGGTCGCTACCAGTGGAAAGGAAATTTTCCCACTTACATGATTTAAAATGTATCATACTACTTCTAGGTTCTGTGCCTCCGTATAGAGTTTTCTTAACTCAATTTTTATATGGTCTTTGTCCAGGTCAGTTTCCACTGCATCGACATATGAATCTAGAAGGGTCGTAGTATCTTCAAGGGATATTTTCTCGTCGTCGACGCTTTCTCCCAGATACTCTTCAAAAGATTCTGCAATCTTTAGTTCATAAGTTTCGATACTCTGTAGCCTATCCACAAATTGGTCGAACATATATAAGTCATTTTTATTTATAACAATTAGTTTTATGAACTTGCGTTCAAATTGTTTTACATCCATTTTACTATAATCGGTTGTGGTATCATCATAGATTACCTTTTTAAACATAGTAATTGGATTTCGTACGGGTGTAATTTCTCTTGTTTCTGTGTCCAATATATGGAAATATTTTGGGTCATCTACATCAGCCCAGGTAAATTCCATTTGCGAACCTAGATAGTGAACATTTTCTCTACTTGATTTAGTATGGAAATGACCAGATAGAACCATTTCGAACCTTGAGAAAGTATCTGCATGGTCCATACCGTGAGGATTAGGAATTCCAGCCATCATTTCAAAGCCTTTTAATTCCAAATGAGCACCAAGTACAGGGGCCTTACATTTTGCAATAAAATCCATATACTCATTATAGTTACTATTATTAATCCATGGTACCACAGCAACGTCCAAACCGTCATAATTCAGCACTGTTGGCTTCATAACGATATTAACATTAGAGGTAAAGTAACCTAATAGTTCCTTAAGAGAACATAGTTCATTTGTGTTTTTAAAGTATACATCGTGGTTACCAGGGATAATATCCATAGTAATACCAGCATCTCTTAATGGTTCCAAAAAGTGTTTTCTGTTTGCATTAAGTGCTTTAAAATTTACGAACTTACGATGTTCATAATAATCACCTAAGTGCAATATGTTTTTGATATTATGTTCTTTTAAATACGGAAAAAATATCTCTCCATAAAATCTTTCATTATATTTTAAAAATATATCTGATGAATTTCTTACGCCACAATGCGTATCATTAAGTATTGCTACTTTCACGGACTGCCCTCATTTGTTCTTTTACCATTCTTCTCTGTAATTTACCTAACCTTCTTGCTGCTTGTTTCACCAATTGTTCGTGTAAATTAATCACTTTCCTTTTTTCTTTTCTCTTTAGGTTTTTAGCTGTTCTGCTTTTCATTAACCTAATATTACTTTTTCTTTGTTTTTCGCTTAAATGTTTCATGACATGAATAACTCCAGTTTTTTAGCTTTCTTTTCCTTTTTGGCAAATTCTTTTATTGCCGTATCTTTTTGTCTTACTGTACTAATTCTTTGTCGAAGTGTATCAACATAGGCCATAGTTTGTTCTGCCCCTTCGTTATCCATACCCATTGCCACAAAGTCCTCAATACCCATTTTTTCTATGAATCTAAATTTAATGTCTTGTTGTTTCTTCTCCTTGGTTATCCTACGGATAAATGCAAAATAGCATATCTGTGTGAAATAAGAAAACGCGTTAGGTTTTCCTGTCCTGGTTGAAGCTTCAATGTTATAATTTCCTATTGCCCTAAGACAATTCTCTACCGCATCCATAACCATTTCTTCTCTATAAGTATATCGTACAAAGTTTGGTCGATGTGATAAACCCTCTGCGATTCTTATAAAACATTTAGCTATATAATCATCTACTATAGGTGGATTTTTATCCTTTGCTTTTGCTTTTTGAGACCTGACTGCATAATCCATAACGGCTTCTGAAAAGTCCCTATTGTTTACATAATGTGGTTTTGCTTTTGCTTTCGCTGACATTTTATTTTTTCTCCATAATGGTTATATTATACCATACTTTATTGAATAAGTAAACCAAAAAAGTTTTAACCTGCGTGTTTACATTTGCAGAAATATGTGGTATAATATTAAAGTATTGGCAGGGGCCAGAGGTATACTAATGTATTATCTCTTTAGTCTCTTTACCAGTACTCTCAAGGTATTCATCCTCTATTAATTCTCTTTCACGTTCAACTATATCTTGTACTGCTTCTTTCATGGACTGAAGCTTATATTCCGGTCTCTTAGTATTAAGAACAAAGTTAAAGTAAGTCTCGTGCAAATATTTATCCACTGGAACATGATGTACAATACGGTTTTTATATAACTTAAATGTTTTCTGAGATGATAGTGGAAACCAATGAGCAAATTGCATATTACCAAACATATTAGGTAGTAATATTACTGGTCCTTCCACAATATAGTTATCATCATTCTTTGTATTTAAAATAGCGATAATATCATCACCATTAATAAGTTTAAATTGTCTTATATTTAAGTTATCCATATTATATATTTATATCGTATAGTTTATATTTAAATTTTTCTTTGGAATATATTTTTATTCTTTCAGCAGCATGCTGAAGGGTATAGTTCTTCTTACTCTTCCAATGTAAATCATCTGCGATGTCATATAACTTTGTATCTCTACCATCTTCTGATTTTCTTAATCCTCTTCCTATTGATTGAAGGACTCTAATTTGACTTTTACTTGGAGAAGCAAAGATAATATTATGTAAATTCCTAATGTTAATACCAGTGCTAAAAGTTCCAATGGAAGCAACAATAATGGCGTCCTTTTCGTTTTCAGTAATCTCACGGACTGATTCTCTTGTGTCGACATCTGTTTCTCCTGATACATAAAATAGTTTCCTATCCTTATCTATTTTATCTTGTAATAACCTGTGTAATGGTTTACCATGTTTTTCTACATAATTAAAAAGTACTAATGTATTACCCTTTTGGTCTCTAGCCAAGTTCGCGATAAATTGATTCCTTGGGTCATAACCTACTATAAAATCAAGCTCTTGTTGATAACTATTCTTAATATGTGCTTTACATAAATTATCATTATATTTTAAAATCAATACATTTATATCCAATTGACTTAATGAACCTCTATCCATTAATTCCTTTGAAGTAGTTACTTTATAAACCGGACCAAATAAACCTTCTAGTACTAATTGGTGTGTTTGTGTTCCATCAAGCGTTCCTGTAGTTCCCATACGCAATTCAGCATTAACACATTTTTCTAATATCGCTGTAAGTGATTTAGCTTTAAATTGATGAGCCTCGTCGCCTATAACCATACCATAATCTTGGAACCAATTCAACTTTTCTTTATATATTGATTGCCATGTGGTAATAATAACTCTTTTATTTATGTTATATTTTTCTCTACCTGAATAAATTCTGTGGCATTCTTCTTCATGGTTCCATTCATCTGTTTGTGAATAATCGCCAAAGTCTGAATACATTTGTTCCACCAAAGATGTTGTGGGTACTATTAAAAGGACATTTGAATTACTTGAATCAAGGAATGACCTTATTGCCATGTATATAATAAGTGATTTACCTGACGCGGTAGGAGATAACAATAGGCTTTTACGATTAGATAATGCATGGTCCAAAGCTTCTATCTGATAATCTCTGGGTGTGATAGAGTTACCACCAGCTGTAAGTGATAAACCATCAGTTATATATTTGGTATCTACTTCTTGTTTTAGGTCTGGGTTACCATTCTTATCATCTATAATAATATGGTAATTACGAGGTTCGCAAAATTCTTTTAGGTATTTAAATAAACCTGTATATAGTGTCTTTTTTCTTTGGTCGAATAACCTAATTTTACCATCCCACATTCTGTTACGATATGCAGGCATAAACTTATAACCGGGAACAAAGAAACAAAAGTGTTCTGATAATTCTCTTTCGATAGAAGGTTCGCATTCAATACGTAAAAAGGTTTCATTAACCTTTGAGATAATAAGAGATTCCATTACATGCCTGATGTGAATTTATGCCACTCAATGGCATTTTTAATTGACTGATGTCTCCACTTAATGTTATCCATAATCTCTTTTAAAGCATCAACCATTTCTTGTGTGTAATGGATTTTAATTTGATGTTCTTGTATAATAGGGTCAGCATCATAGTATTTATCCATGTCGCCTTTTAATACAGTTAACCCATTTAATGGGTCATATTCCCAACCTTTATTATCCAATTCTTCTTGTGATAATTTACCATTATAGTGATTAAACTTATCGCGTAATAGTATTTTAAAATCTAATTCAAGTTTCTTTAGTTTTAATTTATTTACACTATATAGTTCTAGGTATTTGGAATGTAACTTTGCAGATTTCCTGGACGCCTCTCCGAGTTCCATCTCGTCGATTGCACTATCGGTTTTCCACATTTCAATTATTGCTTCTAAATTATTCATAATATATATTATACCACATTACTGTGATAAAGTAAACCTGTTTATACAAATTCGAATGATGTATATGAAAATGTTATATCCATTTGTGCAAAATCTATTGCATCTGCTTGTGCATCGAATTCAACTGCACTTAAACTTGTAGGAAATATTCCATTGAATTTAATCTCTTTCGTTACATTGTTATGTGATGAAAGTATTAATAGTGTTGCATCGGCTTTAAAGTCCTCTGCCTTATTTGATTGTATTATGTTATGAATCCATTCAAAAGTTTCAACATAATTATCCATGTTTTCTGTGATGTTTGCTCTAATGGACAAATCATCAAATGCCATCCTATCTCCTGTAAAAGATAAATTGACTCCTCTGTATGGTAATTCTGCTGCGGCAATATTTAATGACGGCAATGTAGCCGCAACCACAAAATACTCTAAATTAGGATATTTTGTGTGGTTAACCTTAAACTGAAAGCCGACTGGACTAAGAAAGTTTTTATTTGTAGTTAATGTTGCCATATAGTTATTTATAATACTTAAGGGGCCAGTTTGACCCCATTAGGATTACTTCTCGGTTACAAACTCATTTAACATTCTTGCAGTTACAATAACTTCTTCACCTGTGATTTCTCTTAGTGGTAAAGGTTTCTTATTGTTAGGATTGTTTTCGTTATGCATATAGATAGCGTCAACTTCCCTTTGATAATTTTGAGTCAAAAGACCCTCTGCTTGACATAATAAGTCGGCTCTGATTTCGAACCCTGATTTTGAATTACTCATATTTTTCTCCGTGTGTGTATGTGTAAAGTATCCATCATTGAATACATGATATTATTTATAACGCAAAAAAAGGGGCCTAAAATAGACCCCTTTAAAGAATTAGAATTAACTAATGATTTACACCATTATGTCGTCAACTCTGAAGATTCTGAAGTATTGGTTAGTTCTATCTGCTCCGATAGTACCATCAATAGCTACATAAGGGTTAGCAACCATGCCGTACCTTGTTTTGAATCCGATTCTAGGCTGGAAGTCATTCTCACCAACGGCTTTAACCATAGTTAAAGGAACGTATGGGCAATAGAATAAACCAGCGTCGTATGGGTTAGTACCTCTGTAACCAACACAAACGAAGTCAACAGTTGAATAAGGATCTATGTAGACTTTAACTCTTCCATTTAATACACCAGCAAAAGTATTACCTGTGTCGTCAACGTTTAAGTTAGCTGCAAGTGCAGGAGTATAATCCAACATTCCAGCAGCTGCAAGTGCAGAAGCAACATCTGAAGAACATAAGATAAAGTTACCTTTTCCTCTTCTTGTTTCTTTTGCGATTACATTACATTCTCTTTCAATCTGCATGATTAAGCCTTTAAATCTCTCAACCATCCATCTTCCGTCTGAATCAGTGTTAACATCAAAAATACCACTTACAGCAGTAGATGTTTGTAGTGCACCAATTTTAGCAGTTTTAAGAACTGAACGTACAACTTCTCTGTTGATTTCCGCAAGGATTTCAGCAGATAGGATATTTGCAAGTTCGCCTTCAGCATCCAATCCGTGGATAGCTTTAAGGTCCTGTGCAAGTTCCATTGTGTATTCAGCTTTTAAAGCTCTTGATTTAGCAGTTACAGTCGCTTTCTCGATTGTAAAAGCCATTTCGCCGTATGAACCATCACCTGATTCACCAACACCTAATCTCTCTGCAGCTGCAGTCGTTAGACCAGAACCGAAAGTAGATACAGTATCAGCTTCGTCAGCAATAGTAGCATCGCTATCACCATCAGCAACACCAGATAGACCTGTTGGGTCTGCTTGATGAGTACCTGTTCCTGAAAAATCAGTATCAGCTTCATTAAAGAATGCTTCTGTTCCTGATTGTGTTGAGTATTTTGACTTCATTGCGAAGATAAGTCCAGTAGGACCACTCATAGGCTGAACACCTGCGATATCATAAGCAATTAAGTTAGGCATAGCTCTTCTTACAAGAGAGATTAATACTGGGTCAAAAGTTCCGATGTTATTCGGAGCTGAACCTGAAATATTATTAGCTGCAGCAGCTTCAGAAATGAAATTTCCTTGTGCTTGTGCTTGTTCTTCTCGTAGGGCAACCTCTTGGTTTTCTAATAGTCTAGCTGTTACAGCTTTTCTATATCTGTCTTGGATACCTGGAGCTGACTCGTGATCGAGAACAGGACCCCATTTTTCCATTAAGTTTTTGTCTGCGTTAAACATTTTATTTCCCTTAATTATTAAAGTTAGTTATAGCTTGTGTATATCTAGCCATTGAATTAGATACTTCTTCTTCTGAAACAGCACCCTCTCCTAATAGACTATCAACTTCGTCAACTGATTCAGTAACTTCACTTTTGAAGTATGATTCTTTAACAGTTTTAACTTTCATTTCAAAGTTATCTTTGTTATCAAATTCAATATCTTCGACAAGTGATGCTAATTTCTCAGCGTCAGTTTGTGCAAGCCCTGAAGATTGTTCTCTTACTACTTCTTGCTTTTCAAATGTTTGAACAGCTTGATGTAATTTGATATTATCTTCTGTGGTTTTATTTAAAGTATCTTCAAGTTCAGTGACTGATTCGTTGAGTTCATCAACAAGGTCCACTTTACCTTCTGGTACTTCGATGTAGTGTTCTTTGAACACTGATTGTAATGAAGTCATAAAGTCTTCAGCAATTTCAGTCCTAAGACCGTTACTTACTGCAACTTTATTTTCTTCCATCCAAGATTCAACAACATAGTTAAGGTATGAATCTACCTTTTCTACTAATGATTCTTGAACTTCTGATACTTCTTCTTCTAGATTTTGCGCGTATTCGCTTTCTAATCTGTCGATTTCTTGTGTTAATTTTGAAGTTAACACTGCTTCGAAGATTGATTGTGCTTTATCACGGAACCCATCAGAAAGAGTAGCCTCTTCATTGATAATGTTTTCTAAGTCTTCGTCAAAGTCAATTGCTTCCACTTTTGCTTTAGCTTTTGGGTCTGCTGCATTTGGTACTTTTTTCATACCATCTTCAGCTGATTTGACGGATGCTTCTTCATCATCGCCGAGTGCCATTTTTGAGAACATCTTTTGCGCGTCCTCTTTTCTTGCTGCTTTGAGCATATCAACTGCTGCCTGAATAACTCCAGCTTTAGTTTTAGGGACAGAAACTTTAGGAGCAGATTCTTTTTGAACCTTTTCTTCTTTTTCTTTGTCGTCCTCTTCACTGTGCTCTTCGTCATCATGCTTTTTCATGGCATTGACTTTGTCTTTGCCATAAGTTTCATTAACTTCCTCGTCTAAAATTGCTTCAATTTCTGACATGTCTGTCTCAACAGTTTCCAACTCTTCAGCAACATTATTTATAGCGTCGTCTGACATAGTTTTCTCCTCTATGATTTTAGATTTAATTTAGAGAGGAAATTTTTAAAGGCCTTTATCTCTACCTCTGGGAGGTTTGCAATTTTTGCTTCTTTAATCTCAGTCTCAATTTCTTCAATATCTTGTTGTCTAATAATACCGTTATCCCATACCCATTCACAACCTTCCATAACTCCATTTACAAATGCACTTGGAGCACTTGGGTCCTGAACAATATCTATAGTGGAAAGCATAAAATCTTTACCCACATAACTTGCACCATTCTTATTAACAAGACTTCCCATACCACGACTTGATACACCAAGCTTAACACCACCTTCGAGTAGTCCTTCGACTATTTTTCCCATAGGTGTTTTAAGGATTGATGCCTTACCCACAATATCATTTCCTTCCCAGTGAAGGTCAGTGATTTTGTGCGAAACTTTATCAAGGTTTACTGTTGGTCCTTCTGGATGATTTAACTCTCCAACAGCTCTCCCTGTTTTAACTTGTTCGGTTACATATTTTTCTACAGCATTTTCCATAATGCTCTTTTCGTATATGCGACCATTTCTATTCTTTTGATTTGACTGCATGAAAACACCAGATATAACATATGACTTTTCGCCACCTCTTTTTTGCTCTGCTATAACTTCTAAATCGTTTTCAACATATTCTGTTATTAATTTCATATTCAGTCCTAATAATTTGTTGAACTATTCTTGTTCTTCTTTTTTACCGACCATTGCAGCAAGATTTATCTTTTCTGCGTCTAATGCACTGGTCATTTTATCAGCCATTGTGGCTTCAAATTCTTTATTTGCATTAACATTGTCGCCATCTTTTAATGCTTTAATTATATTTTCTACTGTCATTATATTTTCCTCATTTAGGCAGGAGAAGGTTCTAATTGTTTCTTCTTCTGCATCATTTTTTTAATTTTATCCCTTAAAGCAGCTACCTTGCTTCCTTCACCCTCACGGTCCTTGAGCTTTTTAAGAGCCTCACGCTCTTTTTTAATTACCTCTTGGGCCTTAGCTAACCTTTCAGTGTCTTTACGCTTTTGAGTTACCTTTGCAGCTTTCTTACTAGCAGCATCTGCTTTACCCTTAGTAGTAAATTTCTCTTTACCTTTTTGCAAGGCCTTTTTGGCTCCTGCTTTGGCCCCCTTTGCTGCCAATTTACCAGCACCTTTGGCACCTTTTGCCGCCAATTTGCCGGCCCCTTTTGCAACAGCACCTATGCCTTTTCCAATAGCTTTAAATATACCCTCAACAATCTCTAGTTCTTTATGGTCTAGAGTTTCCAATAATGAATCAAAATCATCTTCGGACATTTCGATAAGCAAGTTTTCTAATTCTACTTGTTCATTAATGTATTGTTTTAAGCCAATCATTGCATATTCCTGTTTATTTATTTATAAACTTTTGTTTCTCATTGAAACTAAATATCAAACTCATCTTCACTACCATGAGCTCCGGCTTTTGTTTCAGCCTCTATTTGTGCTTCCATATCTTTCATATCCTCTTCGGACATTCTTAAAACATTTTTAGCAACCCACTCATGTGATAAGTATTTACCTACATGTTCTTGTACTGATGATAATAGGTCAAACCTTTCTCTTACCATTTCATTTTGTTTTAATTCTGAGAAGTAGTTATCCTCAATAAAATCAAAACCAATCTTTTCTTTCCAACCAGCCCAATCGTCGTTTGTGATAATACCTTTTAATAACAATTGTGTTTTAAGCAATTGCATGAATATATCACTAAACCTTTTTCTTAATCTATCAATAAACTTCTTAAATTTTACTTCATCTCTTGATATTTCAGTACTTCTACCTAAGGTAAATTGAGCCTCTTGTTCTAATCTATTAACTGGTACATTTAATGATTTATATAATTTCTTTTGGAAATACATAATATCATCTATCTGGCCTAGGTTTTCTCCACCCGGTAATGTTGTTATTTCTGTACCTCTTCCGCCTTCTCTACGAGGAAGGAAAAAATCTTCCAACATTGACATATGTTTTCTATCATCTTTTATGTCGCCTGTTTTAGCATCATAAACCAATTTATTTCTATATTGATTCATAATACCTTTTAAGTATTCTTCTGCTTTACCTTTTGGTAAGTTACCAACATCAATATAGAATATTCTTCGTTCTGGAGCTCTGGAGATACGATATATAACCACAGAATCTTCCATCATTCTTAATTGATTAACAGGTTTTAAAGCCTTATGTAAATAGGATAATATCCTACTACGAGATGGGTCCATTTGACCTGATGTACAGTATGCAATTGCATCTGGGTATATTTTAATCCCTTGGTCTGCAACATTTAATCTTTCATCTTGGTAAACAAAATATTCATCTACCTTACTAATTACTTTTGCACCAGTTGTTGGGTCAACATCATGTTCGACTTCCTTAACCTTCTTTAATTTGGCGGGGTCGACATAATTAAGTTGTTTAATACCTAACTTTGGTTTGTCTGAATCGATAATAATATGATATGGTAACCTTCCGTCAACATACCATTTTCTAAATATCTCATGCCCATTTG